TGCTACTGCGATTATTCGTATAGCATAATAGGCCACTAACATGAGTGGATGGGGTCAACGTCCTTGGGGCTATAATAGGTGGGGCGGTGAAGCCTCCAAAATTGTAGACCTCGGTGCAACATGGGGTACTCGAACATGGGGCTATGGCGCGTGGGGTGCGAACGGTGTGTCTACAGAAGGCACGGGAGCTGTTGGCACTGTAACCTTAGCCTACTCCGGTACAATAACGGTTGCCGGAGTTGGAGGGACAGGCGCAGTAGGGACGGTAACTACCAACTATAGTGGAGTAATAACTCCCGTAGGGGTAGAAGGCGTAGGACATGTAGGTGGTGTGTCCATTGTACCAAGTTTTAGTTTAACTGGGGTACAGGGCGTAGGCCAAATAAACAGTGTTAGTACCAACACTAGCGACAGTGTTGTACCTAATGGCATAAGCGGTACTGGCTCTGTAGGAACCGTCACCTTTAGTATTGGTAGTGTATTCACTATACCTGCGGGGGTACAGGGTACAGGCGCAGTAGGTACGGTAACCCCGGCTTACGATTGGTCACTTACGGTTACAGGCGTAGGTGGTACAGCCGCAGTAGGGACGGTAGCTCCTTTCGCTATAGCTACCCCTACAGGCGTAGAGGGTACAGGTGCAGTAGGTACGGTCGCCATAGCCTATAGTAGTATTGCATATCCCACTGGGGTTGTAGGCACAGGGGCCATAGGCACTGTTGTAATTGGAGGTTGGAGCACTATAGATGACACACAGACACCAAATTGGATTAATATTGGTACAGCACAGACACCAAATTGGGTAGAAATAGACACTGAAGCGGCATAGGAAATAATCATGGCAACTTATGTAAACAACTTACGATTGAAAGAAATCACAACTGGCGACGAAAGTGGTACGTGGGGAACCAGTACCAACACGAATTTAGAACTCATAACCGATGCTCTAGGGTATGGCACAAAGCAATTTGCAGCCGATTCTAATGAGACTTTTACAATGCCGGATGCTACAGCAGATGGCACTAGAGCTTTGTATTTAAAGTTCACTTCGGCGGTATCCCTTACAGGTACACGCACAGCTACTATTGGCCCTAACACGGTTAGTAAAATGTGGATGGTTGAAAATGCTACCACTGGCAGTCAGAGCATAACCATTAAACAGGGTTCAGGTGCAGAAGTTACTATAGGCACAGGTGAGAAAGCTTGGCTTTATACCGATGGTGCAGGAGCAGGGGCAGCGGTTGTACTTGCTAACCCTACTGAGACAGGTACAGGTACGGTTACTTCGGTTCAAGTATCGGGTGGTTCAACAGGCTTAAGCTACAGTGGTGGCCCTATAACCACTAGCGGCACAATCACTCTGGCTGGAACTCTGGCAGTGGCTAATGGGGGTACGGGACTTACGAGTTTAGGTACAGGAATAGCTACGTGGTGGGGTACACCCTCCTCGGCTAACCTTGCAAGTGCGGTTACAGATGAAACTGGAACGGGTGCGTTGGTTTTTGGTACTAGCCCAGCCGTCACTACCCCTAAAATAACTACGGGGCTGCAAGATTCTGCGGCTAATTCTGTTATCCCGTTTGATTCAGATCAGTTTTTCTCAGGGGTGTTTTCTGACCAAGTAACTGCTTTAGGGAACACCGGCACAGCTAAAACTATAAACTGCAATACAGGTACGGTCTTTACCGCTACCCTCAATGGTAATGCGACTCTAACCTTAGCTACTACTAATGGTACATCTAACCGGGCTACTTCCTTTACGTTAGTTTTGACAAATGACGGAACGCCTAGTAGAACAGTGGCATTAGCAGGAGGGACTTTTAAATATCCCGGCGGGTCAGTAAGTAGGAGTACGGGGGCCAATGAGGTTGATATTTGGTTTTTCTTTACGCCAGATGGTGGTACAACGTGGTATGTAACTATACCGATGAAGAATTTATCTTAGGAGATAGACAATGGCACTAACAGATGAGCAGCAGCAACAAGTCGATATGCAAAAAGAAATATCTGACAATCAAGCGATAAATACCGCAGCCGAACGAGCTAAACAAACAAAATTTAGCTGCATGAATATGGCGCAATGTATTATTTTTGAAAACAGAAGGGTTAAAGCGGCTAGTGAAGTTTCTGATATTACCGCTAGTGACATAACGACTTTAGCGGATTCTTTGAACGCATACGCTAACAGTTAGTGGAAAGGTATGATTATTACCCGTCACCCATTTATAGAGAAGAAATACCTGACTGGGTAGAAAATACCCTAAAGATTGGGCAGAAATATTTTGAACGAGGGAAAGATTGTCAAAGTAACTCTGTTGTTGTTCAAACAGAAGCGATGACAAAAGACCCTGACCTAGAGTTTTTAAGGTCTTACTTTAGAGACAAAGGGGTAAGTATTTTGAAAGAGCAGGGTTATTCCACGGATAGGTATGAGTTTTTTGTTAAAGGAATGTGGGGTCAAGAATTTGCATGTACTGGTTCAAATATTTTACATACTCATTCTGACTCACAAATAAGCGGGTTTTATTTCTTGGAAACGCCAGAGGGAGGGAGTTACCCAATTTTCGATGACCCAAGAGCAGGGAAAAAAATGACAGATTTGGAGTCTGCATTTACTGAGCAGGTAACTATGGCTACTCCTCTTATTCATTTTAATAATGTGATGGCGGGAACAATGATGTTTTTTAATTCGTGGCTACCACACATGATTGCAACTAACGGCGTAGAAGATAATACAAAGTTTATTCACTTTATTTTGTCTTCAAGAGAAAGGTTTATTTGATGGAGTATGTCATCACTCCTACAAGCAGGGGGATAGAGCCTTATGCTTGGTGGGATGGAGCGTTTACCGAAGAACAGTTAAACCATTTGCAAAATGAGGCTAAAAAATCAGGACAAGAGGCAATGGTAGGTATTGGTGGAGAAGGCTCAATCAATGAAAGTGTTAGAAGGTCTGAGCTTAACTGGATTGCAAATTCACCAGAAACAGAGGGAATTTTTAACATATTAGGGAACGTTGTTTCTAGGTTAAATGCTAAATGCTATGGATTTGATTTGGTAGGTTTTGGTGAACAGCTACAGCTAACAAATTACGATGAAGGAAAAGAGGGAATGTACGGCTGGCATCAGGACTTTGGCGGCGAAGTAAGTAGAAAATTGTCCGTTGTTGTTCAACTTACAGACCCTTCAGAATACGAAGGGGGAAACTTGGAGTTAATGACTGGCAATGTTATAAAAATTAAGAAACAGAGGGGTTTGATTGTTGTTTTCCCTTCTTGGACGTTGCACCAAGTTACACCAGTGGTTAAAGGCTCAAGACAAAGTTTGGTATCGTGGATTTCAGGACCCGATTTTAAATGAATTATGAGTTTAGAGACTTTATTGGAGTATTTGAAAATATTTATCCAGATGGATTTTGCAAACATTTGATTAATGAATTTAATAAAAATCAAGAATTTGGAATAGGAATAAGCAGAACAGACGAAGGAAGTAAGAAGCATATAAGAAATGATTATCAGATATTCGCAAATGGACGAAATATATCGTTTAGTGAATTTGAAGATAAAGACGTTTTGAATATGTTCTATAAAGGACTGCAATGTTGCTTTGATGAATATAAAAAGAATTATTCTGTTTTGGGTGGTATTGATATTCGTTGCAATCAAATGAAGATGCAAAAAACATCAAGGGGAGAGGGTTATCACATTTGGCATTGCGAGCAAGGCAATGGGTATATGAATAATCGAAGTCTGGTTTATATGCTTTATCTTAATGATTTGCCTGAAGAAGCAAACGGAGAAACAGAATTTTTATATCAGGAAAGAAGAATTAGGCCAAAAGAAAATACAATGGTTTTATGGCCCGCTGGATTTACCCACGTTCACCGAGGAAATGCTGTTTTCGGAGATGTAGATAAATATGTTGTTACAGGTTGGTTTAAAAATGAGTAAAAAATTATGCCTATAGGAACTGGAAAAGCTGGAATATTAGGGGGCGGTGTCGTTCCCGGCGGAAGCGAAACCTTTAATTCAAGCGGTACTTTTACTGTCCCTGCTGGAGTGACAAAAGTAAATGTAACTGGCAAAGGTGCTGCTGGCAACGCTGGTGGAACTGGCACTGGCGGAAGTGGCGGTGATGGTGGTGATGGTGGTGATGGTGGGATTGTTCCATCGGGCGGGAATGTTAGGTCTTGTCGTACTGGTGGCGGAATAGGTGGTACAGATACAGGCGTTCCGGGTGCGGTAGGAAACGCAGGAAATACTGGTGCGGCATCTACGGTTTTTTCTTTAAATTTTCCGGGTGGCGCTGGTGGAACTGGCGGTTCTGCTGGACCTAATGGTAGTAACGGCGCTATGGGAGGCGGTGGAACTACAAGTCCTGTTAACACTGGTACAACTTTTATCGTTGGTGTGGGAGTTTGCTGTGCAAATGCTGGAAATTCTGGTAATCCAGCAAATCCTGCGGCGTCTGGTGTTGCAAGGGGCGGCTCTGGCGGTGGCGCGGCAACGCAGCATTTTTTCTGTATTTCCCCAATACTTATATACGATACATATAGCGGCGGATATGGCGGTGGTGGAGCTGGCTCTTATGGAGGAAATCCCGGCAGTCCTACAAATGCGAATCCTGTAAATGCACCAATGAACTGTCGTACTGGTGGGGTTGGAGGAAATCCGGGTTCTGGTCATGCTGGCGGCGATGGTGGATATGGTTATCAGCAATATTGTTGTTGCGCGATGTCAAATGCTCAAATTCCTGCTAATGCTGCTGGCGACCCTAATACTGCTGGCGCTGGTGGCGGCGGTGGGGCTGGAGGGGGATGGGCTAATTTTTGCGTACATCAAGCTCAGGTATCTGCTGGGGGAGGTGGTGGATATAGCGCATCTCCGGGCGCTGCTGGTGGTGCTGGCAATCCGGGTGCTGCTGCAAACCCCACTACACAGAATTGCGTTACCGTTGTTAGCTGTAGCGCTTATCCAGTAACGGTTAATGGTCAGGTCGCTATTAGTTGGTGTCCACAATGAAGAAAAAAGATTGGAAAAAAGATTGGAAAGAAAAGAGGGAAGAAAAAGGTTACAAAAACAGTATAGATTCTTTAAACGCCAACGATAATCGGGCTGCAAGTATCAGCATTGGAAGTAGCGGCAATGGAACAACAGAAATTATGGTTCGTGGACAGTACGGTGGATTTATGTGGAACGTCTATAATCCGACTCAGGTAGTAGAGATGATACATCAGCTTTCTGCGTCTATTGGATGTAATATCCATATCCAACCTAGAAAAGATTTTGCTTCGTGGCGAGAGTGGAATGAACCAACAAAAGAAGAATTAGAGCATTTAAGGGGATGGTCGCCCTTCCCTCAATTAAATGATGAGCTTACTAAGTTAGGTATGCTGAAAAAAGAAGAATTATTAGGTTTTAAAAAAGAGGAATTGGAAGATGGCATGGCAACTACAGAAACTGTCAACAAGCGAAGGCTTAACGGCAATAACAAAAAACCTTCCTGAAAATTATGGCCCTATCTTTGGGTTAGCTGGAATCAAGGACAAGATCGGAGATTTGTCTTGGCTTGGGGATGATTTCAATGACATGGGATGGGTAGAGGTTGAATCAGAAGAGGTAGAAGAGGTAGAAGAGACAGAAGATACGTCTGATTTAGCTACCACTTATTGGGCAAGAGCAAAATGGCTATTGCAAGACTCTGATTGGTCGATGCTCAGTGATGCCCCCCTGACTGTGGAAGAAAAAACAAACTGGATTGCTTATAGAAAGGCGCTGCGCGAAATTCGTAGTCAAGTGGGATTTCCTACTGAGATTAATTGGCCCACAAAGCCGGAGTGAAATACCGCATACGATTTAATAAAAGTCGCGGACTAGAAGGTAGAGGCACAAAAGAACACGTTTGGCGGGTATTTCAAGGAAATACAGAATGGCTCGCACGACACGTTAAATTTGATGTCACTAGCTGGAGTGAACAAGAAGGGCCAGATTGGAATATTGTTTGTGAGGGGAAAATGATTTTTTTTAACGATACAGATACAGCGGTTTTTATCAGAGATGAGTAATGATTGTATTTATTTTGATGGTGACAATAGGAGGGACAACTGTATCCCGCGACTGTACTGAAGCCTTGTGTTTTGAGGACATTAATCGCTGCCTGTATTTCGCTGAAAGGATAAACCAACAACCCCAAGGACAGGATATAAGTGCTTTTTGTCAACCTCTGAATATCGAGGAAGGA